ATGGGGTTAAGTATGACTGCACAAACTGGCATTTTATTGGAACACTGCAAAGCGGCAATTTTTATTGAAGCAAAGATTGCAGATTTTTCAACAGTAGCTCAATCTTGCAAAGATTTAGTCAAAGCAACAGAAGCCTTACAGCAGCAATATCCTGATGCGCGTCTTTACAGCATTGTCGCTTTTGGTAATGATGCTTGGAGAAAGTTATCCAATCAGGTTGATGCCACAGAATTAAAATCTTTTACGCAATTAGGCAAAGGCAATTTAGCAGCACCGGCAACGCAGAATGATCTATTGATTCATATTCTTTCATTGAGAAATGATGTAAATTTTTCTCTTGCACAGCAAGCGTTACAAATTTTTGGCGATGCCATTGAAGTGACAGAAGAAACACACGGTTTCCGTTGGGTAGAAGAACGAGATCTTACCGGCTTTATTGACGGTACTGAAAATCCGGCGGGCGATGAATTGCGTAGATCGATTGGTTTGGTAGCTGACGGCATCGATAAAGATGGCAGTTATGTGTTTACTCAACGTTGGGAACATCAGTTGGATAAATGGGCAAAATTGGATCAACATAAACAAGAACAAGTGATTGGACGAACAAAACCGGACAGTGTCGAACTTGATGATGTGCCGCCGACCTCTCACGTTGGTCGTGTTGATTTAAAAGAAAACGGTAAAGGACTTAAAATTATTCGCCAAAGTTTGCCATACGGTACAGCGAGTGGTAAGCACGGGTTATTTTTTATTGCTTACTGCGGTACATTACACAATATTGAACAACAATTATTAAGTATGTTTGGAGAAACTGACGGTAAAACAGATCGTCTGTTAGGTTTTACGAAACCGGTTACCGGCAGTTACTATTTTGCGCCTTCGTTGGAGCGTTTATTAAATTTGTAGTGTAAAAGTTATTCTGGCGGCAAGTGATTGATAACTTTAACTTTCATTTTTCTCACTTTCTGCTAGAATAGCCGACAATTTGGGGCTGATCTAGGATTCGACGGGATTAGCGAAGCCCAAGGTGCATGTCGAGGTGCGGTAGGCCTCGTAAATAAACCGCAAAACAATAGTCGCAAATGACGAAAACTACGCTTTAGCAGCTTAATAACCTGCGTAAAGCCTTCTCTCCCTAGCTTCCGCTCGTAAGACGGGGATTCAAGAGGAGTCAACTTAAACGAGATCGTGTGGAAGCCGCCGTTTGAGGATCGAAACATTAAATTGAATCAAACTAGCTTAGTTATCGCGTGTCTGTCCGCAGTGATTGAGTGAAATTAAAGACTAGACTAAACATGTAGTGCTGAAGGTAGAGGAATTTCGGACGGGGGTTCAACTCCCCCCAGCTCCACCAAATTTGATATAACAGTGATACAACTATAATAATAAAAACAATGATTTATGAATATAAGCATCATTTTTATATCACTGTAATACAACCTAAAATGATCCGCAGATGATCCGCAAGATACTTTAATATCAAAATACAGGGCTGATTTATTACACTTTATCTAATTATCGTATAAGATAGCTAATCCCAATACATATAGCACAAATAGCAAAGCCTAATGCAAAAATTATTGCTGCGGTGGCTAACATTTTTCCAACTTTATCTGCGCCTTCTTTACTCATATTTCCACCTACCTTTACTTGATGTTTTGGTGTATACTTAATCAAAATTGCTCCTTAGTTTGCTAAACTTGGATAAGGGGTAAAGAAAACCCCGATTGTTGGTCGCAATCGGGGTTTATTTTTTTTATTCCGATTACATAGCTTGATTATGCTATGTAAATTATCCCAATAACTGCTGCTCTACTTCAGCACTGCTTCCTTGTAATTTAGTATTTCACAATTAATAGGGAAATTACTTTTAAAGTCCTTTAAAGGTTTTATCCAATCTCAATTGGATAACCACCTTTTCCTGTGAATTCAAAAGTTTTTTGATGATGTGGCCATAATACCCCTTCGGAAGATGGTATCAAAGAATCTGCCTCTAAGTAGGTATCACGAGTATCTCTACTTCCCTCACTAATGAAATCATCGCTATATGTCAATGTCGCTACTTGCCAACCTCGTTTTAATAATTGATCTTGCGGGTTTGATTGAGCGTAAGAAGTAAGTAATTCTACAGCACGCTTATCATCAATACCAACATCACTTGGGCTAGGTTTAATAGTTATGCCATAAGTTGGATATAGCGTGTAACTTAACTTAATGTCCTGTTCAAGCTTGTCATAAATGACATCAAGTCGTTCATCTTCGATGTATTCTCCATCTTCACACTCATAAATTCTATAATGGTTGATATTCTCATCAATTTCTTGAGCGTAATAATTTACCACTTTGACTCGTTCCATTTCTGTTAAATTAGGTGCGTAGATTTCATTTTTTGTAGATGGCAATAACTTAAGTTGTTTCATAAATTCTGAGGCAGTGGCGGCATTAATTACGGCAAAACGCTCTTTATTTTGGACATCATAATCAATAGGTTCAATAAAAAAGCGGTATTTTGTGAAAAATGCACCATTTTCTAGATAGAAACGTATCTCATTTTCTCCAATATTAAACTGCTGATTATCCGCAGCTAAAGTGATTTCTGTAACACTAGATGAAACTAAAATTTTAGGATTTTGATTAATTTGATAGGCTGTATCAACGCTTAGCCCAGTAAGTTTGATTCGGTAATTGGCGCTGTATCTTATCGTTTCTACAGGATTATCATTCTCTAACATCGTCAGTTGTGGATTATAACCCGGTGTAATGAAGTATTCCGGAAATGGTGTTCCGCTCTGCTTGATTACATACATTAGAAAATGGCGTTTAATCAACTTATCCAATTCACTTGTATCTAAACGATAATTTTTTTCTCTAGCTTGTTGGTAAAAGACATTAAGGTTTTCCGGTGTTAACACAGAGAAAAAATCTAAAGCATCTTCACCATTCTCACCTTTTTCTCCTTTCTCACCTCTAATGAAGTTCAAAAAATCTTCTATTGTGCCACTATGTCCGGCTTCCAGCCAAATTTCATAGGCTGACTTCCCGTTCATACCTCTTTCACCTGTCTCTCCTCTTTCACCCTGTTCTCCTTTCTCTCCACGAAAAATTTCACCAGGTAAAATACTGACTTGTAATTCAATCTCGTTTTTACTGATTTCTAAATTCAATTTACTCATTTAAATCTCCTGAATCGTTAAAATAGTTTCTTTAAAAAGTTATTCCGTAATATCAGGTTCAATGGTTATTTTGCCTGCAAATAAGGTTCGCACACACCCTGCTTTTCGCATCTGACAGTCATAACGCCAACGTACCGCTTTAACATTTTTTGTTAAGTTATGGCTGAATATCAGTTGCATTGTGAAATCATCAAGCACCAAAATTGAACCTGATTCATTGGATAATGTCAGCGTTTCATTTCCGACGTTACTTTTCAGCGTCATTTTTAATTCAGCCTCTTGCAAACTAAAATTAGGTAAGGCTTCAATTCGTACAGTGAAAATCGTGTCATCACCTCGATAAATTTTAAGATCTTTAATATCCATAAGTTCTCCTAATAAAAAACCCAGCCTAATGACTGGGTTTTGCTTTAATTTGATTTTCCACAATCTATGCCACAATCTGTTCGGTGGCTTTTAAATGCTCATAAATGCGAGCAAGCATAATTTCATTCGGTGTTTTGCCAATGTCTTCCTCCGTAAGTGGTTTTTCCGTCAGCATTTTTGCCGCCTCCGGATCGATATATTTATATTCGCTAATCATCGGCACAAAGTCGATGATTTCGCCCTCCTTGTCTTCCCCAAAGCCCAGCACATATTTGGCATTAATAGCACCATCATCTGAGGTGGCATAGTTGGCGATAGCTGAATAAACGGGTTTTAAGATTTTATTAAATGTTGTCATTGTGTTTTCCTTTATTAAGATGAAAAAATTAGATCATTGTCAGAAGTCAAGAAAAAAGTTAGTTGCTTTTCGAAACGAGAAGATTTAATTGTGAAAGTCTCATCGTATCCTCATTTGGCGGATTATAAGGATCAGGATAAACAAAATTATTTCTTGTGTTCTTTACTAAAAAAGTAATATGTGTAGTCGTATTCGGTGGAATGCTTAAACTTGCAGTATATACCAAAGATTCTGGCACTATTTCATAGGTGGCACTAGCTATATTTCTTCTAAAAAAACCTACATTGAAATTAGCAAACAATTTACCATTATTAAAAAACTGTATTGTTGTATAACCATATATAGTTGATCCACTTGTATTCTTTTTACTAGCTGTAATAGAAAAAGGGATAACTACAAGCGTTCTATGAAATGGTGAAGCTGGCAAAAAAATACCTTCTTTCGGAAGCTTATACAACCGTACCACATCCCCAATGATATTCTCTGCTCGCACCGTGACCCCTTCAATCGTTGCGCCACGAATTATGCCACCATTAATGGTGGTACCATTTATCGTGGTGCCGTTGATGGTGCCGCCTTGAATGGTGTTTCCCTCTATGCGTGTGCCGGTTATTGTGCCGGCGGTCACTTTGCCCAAATTCGCACTAATCGAAGATAAATTGGTTACTTTCAATTTATCGGCAGAAATAGTTTTTGCGGCAATATGGTTTGAGGTGATGGCGTTTGCCGCAATCTTACTGGCATTGACCGCACCAGCTGTGATTTTCTCCGTGGTGACCGAGTTGGCTGCCAACTTCTCTGCAATCACGGTGCCGGTTTTGATCGAGCCACCGTGGATCACGGTCACACCGGTCGGGCGCCAAGGGCTAGGTGCGCGTGTATATTGCGTACACTCTTCCAGCATCGGGCGGCGTAACACGGTGAACGTGTTGTCCACATTGGCTTTTTTATGCTGATCGAAAATACAGCGTGCCGTGCCGCTGGCAGTCACTTGAAACTTCATCCAAATGCGGGTGGTGTCTTGTAAACCGTTGGTATAACTGGACATTGACGTGTCGCCAACACCGGCACCGCTATAACTCCGGCTAACATTGGCAATCTTCAGTCCGTTTTGAGGCTCAATGTTCACACTCACATAGCCACGGTGAGCCGCCACAAAGCCGGATAACAGATACCAGTTGCCGGCAACCAATTTAATATCTTGATAAATGCCGCCAAAGCGTTGTTCCGGCAAAGTGGCACTCTTTATTGAGGGTTGCCAACGGTATTGATTTTCACCGGCGAGATACTCTTTGCCTTGCCAGTTGCCTTCGCTGTTGTTGTTAATATTGATGCCGCTGTTGGCATTGACCACATTCGTGTTTTGATATAACGACCAGCCGTCCGCATTGTTGGCAAAAATCGGGTTATAGAGCAGATTGCCGCCTAAGCCAATCGCCAATTTGTCCGCTGTCAATTCGCCGGCGGCAATGTGTGTTCCTCGAATCGCACCAGCTTGAATGCTGCCGGTGGTCACGCTGTTAGCTGCCAGTTTATCTGCAGTAATGGCATTCGCTCTTAACTGCTGTGTGCCGACTGCTGCCGCCTGTAAGTGATTGGTGCCAATGCTGTTGCTAGCGATTTGGCTAGCACTGAGGGTGCCGCTTAATTGTTGTGTAGGAATGCGTGCGAGTTTCTCCGCCGGAATAACGCCATTGATTTGATCCGGCGTGATGTTGTCAATCTCCATCGTGGCGTAACGCTGCCCATTCCAAGTGTAAAAACGTTTATCCGCCAAATTGTAGATCAGGTTAACCTGTTGAAACTGCGCCACATTGCCGAGCGTTTCCACCACTTTCACTGCTTCCAAACCTCGTGCGGCAAAGCCGGTGTCAATCACCTCATTGACAACGTTTTCGCTTAGTTCCTGTTGCAATTCGTTCAAGGCTTTTTCAATATCGGCACTGGTTTCGCCGCGCAAGCCTTGCATTTGGTAAAGTGGCCCCACATTTTGCCCACGTGTATGACACAGCCAATAATAGTAGACACTGTTCGGTGCAACGGTGTGCGCATACATTCGGTTGTCGCTCACTTTCACTAAGCGTTTTGCCGCCATCCAGTCGTCTTCGGTCGCAAAATAAATTTCTGTTTGCGTGAACTCATCCACATAATCCCACTCAATCAGAATGTTTTCAATGCCACCACTGACCACAACACCGGTCGGAATCGGTGGCCGGTCAATGGTAAAGGTTTTTGTCTTTTCACTTAATACTCGACCTTTATCACCTTTGGCAATGATAACCACGCTATAATTGCCATTCGGCAGATTATCTAATTTCACTTCTGCCGTTTTCTGCCCGATATAGCTTTGATAGAGTTTTTCGCCTTGATAAATCAAAATATCATAGCGTGTGATGATCGCATTGCCGGCGGTCACTTCCGCATTGATCACCGCGCCTGTGCCACTGGCAGTGTTAATCACCACATCGGTGAGTTGCGGCGCGGAATATAATGTTTTCGACACCGCTTCAAAATGTGCACCATTATCCACAATCGCCTCTTTTTGGGGTTCGTGTTGCAAAGCAGTAATGGTGTAGCTGCCGTTTTCATTTTCGCTAATCGACACCGCGCGATACAATCCGCCACGCACCGCCGAGGTTGCCAACGACCACACGCCAAATTCGGTTAAGCCGGTTGGAATGCTGTCTAAGGTGATAATGCTGCCATTAACGGCTTGAATTTTGATAGTCTGCTGTTTCGCTTCGGCATTAATATAGCTGAAATAACTTGCGCCGTTTACGTCAATGTCCCGATCTAACGTCACTTCACGCCCTTTCACAGCCAACACTCGCCCACCAATTGCCGTGCCTGCATAATGATTATCAGCAACACGGATAATGTCACCCGGCAAGTGCATTAAGCCTTCACGACCGACAGAAAAAGTGATGGTTTCTTTTTCCAGCTTTTCTGTTTCTAAAATCCAACGCCCTAAGCGGTAGGCTTGCCCACGCGAGGTGCAACCAAAGGCTGTCACCTTTTTCACGTTCGCACCGTAACGTTTCACCGCCTCATCGTCCGACACATACTCAATTTTTTTCTCGTAAAAATCGTTTTTATCGAGATATTCCACGTGGATAATGTTATGCCGTGCTTTTAAGGCGGAGTAGCTGCGTTCAAATTCGCCGTTGACCACATTAGCATTGGTATAAGTCCACACTGGATCACTCGGTCTATCCTGAATGGCAGTGAGCTGTTGCCCATTCCACACCGGCATCGCCCGGAAAATGGAAGCAAGATCGTTGATTAAATCATAGGCTTGTCGCTGTTCTGTCAGCCAACAGTTGCAGGTCATTCGTGGCTCTGTGCCGCCAAAGCCGTCCGGCACCAACACATCGCAATATTGCGCAATCGCATACAACGCCCATTTATCCACGTTAAAATCGCCTAAGCGTTGCCCCATTCCGTAGCGTTTGTTGGTTAAGAGGTCGTAAAAAATCCACGCCGGGTTATTCGTCCACGCCACCTTAAAACGCCCATCCCATAAACCACTGTAACTACGGTCAATCGGGTTGTAATTGCTTGGCACTTTCACTTTAATGCCACGCACCAAGTAATTACGCTGAGGAATGTTGGAAAAATATTCCGAATCAAACATAATGCCGGCAAGTGCGGTGTTCGGATAGGCAAATTCGGTATCGATAATTTCGGTGTAGCTTGACCAAATTGTCACATTCTGTAACCGCTGTTTTTCGCTGTCGGCAGTTAATCGCTCCACTTTGATTTGAAACGGCACTTCTGGCAGATTGTCGATCACCATTTGACGTAAATATTGGCTGCTGTATTTGCCGTTAAAATTGACCGGATATTGCTGATTGCCAACCGTGACCACTAAATCCACACTCGCCGCCACGGTGTCGCCGTTATCTTTTTGTTGAAACAAGCTGCGTACCCCAAGCGTTAAACGCAACCTTGTGACTTTGGCATCGGTCACTGTGCGGGTCAGTGCGGTGGTTTGCTTCACTTCAGCACCAACCCCAATTTCACGTTCTGAGGTGTTGAAACCTCGCATAATCGCCTGATCTTGCGAACCGATTGTGCCTTGCAACTCCATATTTTTAAAGTTGTAACTGCCGTTGGCGTTCTGTATCGGCGTTTTATCTAGATAGATCGATTTGACATTGTCTTTTAAGCCTTGAATTTCTCCTTCGGAAATCACTTCAACAATTTTAATTCGTTGTTTTGAGCGTCCACTTTCCGGCGCTTCATACGGCGTATGTCCGCCACCACCACCTTTACCCATATTATTTATCCTTTTCTAAACAAGCCTTTTTTCGGTTCAGTTTTCTTTTTCATCTCTTCATTCACATTGTAGGTTTCAATCCCCTGTGAAATGATGAGTGAGCCGGTTAAAATTTCCCCATAAGCTAACGGCACCGGTCGCCCTTGTGCCGACAAATTGCCCAAATTGCTGAATGAGGTGGATTGCTTTTTCTCCTGCTCTGTGCCGACACTACCCATTTTCGGTTGAGGGGCTAACATTTGTGAAATACCGCCCAACAACATTGCCGCACCTAACATTAATGGCATTTGTGCCGCACCGGCTAATAATCCGGTTCCGCCAACCGCTGCCCAACCTAACGGGTTCCAGAATGCCAAACCGATCAAGGCAACACCTAACACTGCACTGAAAATACCGCCACTTTTCGCTCCTTTAATCACCGGCGTAAGATGCACCACGGCGTTATCGTTTAATTTGTAGAGCATATCTTTTTCCAGCGATGCGGTGGTGACCAGATGTTTGCCAATCCGCACTTTGTAATACCCTTGCTGTAAGGCTTGCCGGAAACCGACCAATTGGCAGCACAAGGCGCGGATTGCTTCTGCGGTGTCTTCCACCGCTAAATCGATGGCAGTGCCAAATCGTTTAAGATTGCCGTAAAGTTTAATTGTTGCCATTGTTGGTATCTCCAAATGCTGTGTGTATGTTTAAGCCAATAACCATCATATAAATCCCGTTTTGATAAGCGTTGTGGGCTGTGATGTAGCACCCAGTTGTCGCCAACATAAATCGCGGCGTGATTCGGCACATCCGCCCCCACTTGCATTAAAATCACATCGCCAAGTTGCGGTTCGTCCACCTGCTCAAAGCCGTGTGTGGCCATATTGTCCAGATAAAGATTGCTGCCCTCGTGCCACCAGTCGTCCGCGCGCGCGAAATCAGGGAAATCCACGCCCGACAACATATAGGCATCACGAAACAGGCTATAACAATCGCTTTCACCGTGAACAAACTCACGCCCTAACAGCGGCTTGATATAACGGAATTTATGCACGCTTTCATTGCAAACCAACCACCAATCCAAACCGGACTGTAGCTGCATTTGCCTATCTGCTGTTGATAAAATTGGCTTGCCATTCGGGTGAGAGTGAACAATTGCGACAATGCCGTCATATTGATTAGCCTCTAGATAATCATCAGACGAAATCTCAAAATAATTTTCGGGGTCATCTGCAATATTCTCACTCGGCAAAAAAACTTTTTTACGTCCTTTAAAAACAACAAAACCGCACATTTCGTGCGGTTGTTGTTGCTTTGCGTGCTTAATAATATCTTGTTCTAACGTCATGTACTTATCCTATTTTATTCACTGACGGAAAACCACCAAAATTCAGGGTATTATTCCGCATTTTGCAGCCGGTTAAACAACGGCTGCATTTATCTTTTTTCGGATCACCGGTCGGCATATCCTTTTCATCCGCCACCGGCGCACCGTTATAACCGCACTCACTGGAACGATAAATCCACGCGCAGGTGTCTGCCATCATCATTCTTGCCGGCAGATAAGCATTGTCGGTTTCGGTCGGCAACGCTAGCGTAAAGGTAGCAACATCCTGTTTTAAACTGCTTAACTGTTCAATGATATAAAGGCTGACCAGTTCTTGTGTTGGATCCGCCTGCGGATTGCCCTCACGAAAATTGACGGCATCAAGATAATGCAGATAGACTTGTCGTCGCCGTACCACTGCCCCTACCGCTTCATTAAAATCTACGGCAATGCCGGTGATTAATCCTAACAGATTGGAAACAGTTAAGGTCGGGCGATTGCTCGGTCCATTGCCGTTTAACTCAAAACCGCCGGCTTTGATCGGATAGGCTTTATAAGTTTGCCCTTGCCACACAATGTCTTGATAACGCTCATTTGTGCCGGCATAGAAGCGATAAATTTCGCCTTGTTCACCTTGTCGGTTCTGCAAACTGCGCATATCCACTTCGTACAGCTCAATCAAGGCATTTTGTTCAATTTTGCTTAATTCAAGCTTAAATGCATTGCTCATTGTTTGTGGCATTATGGCACTTCCTCAAATTCACAACTAAATTCACTATAGGTTTGGTTCATTTCAATGCGCCACTGACCGCACACCACTTTTTTACGACTTTTTGTGAACGGGTCATTAAAATAAAAAGGCTCAACGCCACCGTGTTGAGCCAAGAACGCATCCACTGCCAAACGTTCCTTGTTTTTCACTTTTACCGTCACCGGATAACGCCGCAGCAAGCTATTTATGCCAACTTTGGCACGCTGGGCATAACCATCGCCAAACTGCACTACATTGCGACGTGGTTCATTTTCAATTGTGAGCTTTGGCCGCACACACCATTTAAACGTTTCCATTAGGCAAAGGCTCCTCCGGCTCTAAAATTGGTTTGTAACATACTGCTTGCCTCCTGTTTAGCAATTTTTCGCATTAACTCCACCGTCACTTGCAACTGTTCGCCTTGCTGTTTTTGCGTCACTTTGGCATCTACTGGCTCACCGTTGTTGATCACTTTGATGCTGACATTGGCATTTTGTGTTTTGGCTTTCACCATTGGCACTTTCGGCACGGCCACACCGCCACCGTTGGCAAAGCCTCGTCGGGTACCGTAGTTTAAGAAGTTAAGGTAATCCACCCCCAATCTTGATGTCGCTTCTTTGGTAATGACGTATTCACCTTTATGCACGATACCCGCAGGCGTGTATTTACCGCCTAAACCGGTGAAGCCACCGTTATCAAAACCGACTAAACCCCCTTGGGAAAAGCCCAACAATTTCCCAAAAGACGTGCCACCAAAAGCGGACTCAAGCGCCTTGAACACCATCATTTTCATAATCATTGCGCTAATATCTTTGATGATCGACTGTGCTAAATCATTAAAATTTGCTTTCCCTGTCAATACAAAATCGGTTAACGCATCTGACATTCCGCCAAGGGCATTTTGTGTAATCTGTGAAACATTCGCCATCACATTATTGGCAGCCTCCCCAAATTTCACGATGCCATCCTGCAAACCGAGCAACGGATTAGACTGTGCTAATGCTTTTTGTCTTTCAATTTCCGCTCTACGCGCTTTTAGCTTGATAATTTCCGCATCTAATTGTGCAGCATTCTCTTTTGACATCCCGATTTTAAGGCGTGCGGCTTCCAGATCTAATTGATGGTTATACTGAATTAAATCCTGCTCTTTACGTGTTTTTCCCAACAGACTTAATTCAAACTCCATTGCATCAAGCTGTTTGTTGTTATTGATACCGAACTGAGCAATCGCTTTTTTCTGCGTTTCGCTATCAATTTGACGCGCCATTTCTTTCAGTTTCGCGACACCTTCCACACCATAGGCCGCATATTTTTCTGCATTAGCGGTGATGTCTTGTTGTAGTTTACTAAACTCTTGGTACTGGCTTGGTTCACCGAACAGCTTAATATCATCAGTATCGGCTCTTAGCTGTGCAATGCGGTTTTGCATTTCGGTCAGCTGATCGGTGTATTGTTTAACGTAATCTGTTTTCGTACCTTTTGCTTTTACTTTCAGCTCTTTTTCAAGTGTTTGCGTTTCTTGATCGCTACTGAATAATTGACCAATTTCCTTGCCCATAGCCAGCATTGTTTTAAGCTGCTCTGCGGAAAGGTTTATCGCTTTTGCTGCACTTTCAGCCGCTGCTACATCCCCTCTTGCAATTGCATTTAAGACTTCAGAGTATTTAGCCCCTTTTTCACCAAGCACATCATAAAGCCCTGCCAAAACAAATGAGGCTTTGGCGTGCCCTTGATTTTTGAGCCTTAATACCTCTAATTTTGTTCTTAGATCATCTGATTTTTTAGTCAGTGCTTCTTGTGCTTTTTTTAAGTCTAACACAGCTTGTTCCGCTGTTTTTGTTTCCTTGGTCGTGTTTTTGAGTTTGTTCGGCAACTCCGCAAGAGCCTCGTTAATGAGCTTACTATCTACTCCCATCAATTTCAGTTTGCGTGCAAAATCTTCCGTACTTTTCCCGCTTTGTAGAAATAACACACCTAATTGAATAACTTGATTTTTTAACACGGAAAAATCAATATCCTGATTTTCTTTGATCTGTTGTAGCTTGTCCCTAAGCAAGTCCAAATCTTTCTTGCTTTTCTCTGATAATTCCAAACCAAACTGCCAATGCGTTGTCTGAATTTCTGAAATTTCAGCCTCTACACTCGTAATCTGTTTTTCATAATTCTCAAGATCTTTTAGCTGATCTGCAATTTTTAGCGATAAGGCACTGGCACTTAAGCCATCATAGCTTTCTCTTAATCTTTCATTCGCGCTTGCAGTATCCAATGCTTTTTGCTGTGCTTCTTTTGCCTGCATTGAGAAATAAAACAAGGCACTTCCTGCCAACATTGCGGCACCGGTTGGTCCGCCCAGTAAACCCAATGCGCCTTTTAATACACCACTCGCTTTAGTAACTAAGCTATTTGCGACAGAAAGCTCTCGTTTCGCCTGTGCCTCTTGTTTTGCCAATGCAATAATCTGTTGCGATTGCACTTTCATTTGCTCACGCAAGGCAAATTGTGTACGTTCGCTTTGCGCTGCCTTATATTGCTCCGCCAATACCGCTTGCATTGTTTGCATTTCCAAGCGTTTCGCTCTAATACTGTCATAGGTCGCTTTTACTGAACTATAATGTTCACGCGTATTTTTAGCTGTATTATAGGCACTTAATAACATTCCGTTGGCATATCGTCCAATAAAAGCTATTCCACCTGCTGCCACTAAAACACTTGTTAGCTTTATCAACATCTCAAGGTTATTTGCGGCAAAATTGATACTGTCAGCAAAAATACGTGTAATACCCTTCGCTTTGTCTAACTCACCAATGGTTTTTACCATATTAGTTTCTAAATTAGTAAAGGCTTGAGATACCGTAATAACCCGTTTTTCAAAGTCACTATTAACTGCCTCTTCTGCTTTTTTTAACGCATTAATTACTTTAGGAATAGTCAACTCACCGGATTTCCCCATCGCTTTTAATTCTGCTGTCGTAACGCCTAACCCTTTCGCAATGGCGTCCGCAAGTCCGGGCGTTTGTTCCATAACAGAATTAAGTTCTTCACCTCGCAGCTCTCCACTAGCCATTGCTTGTCCAAACTGCATTAATGCGGCTTCAGCAGATGCTGCACTCGCACCCGACATTGCTACAGCTTTAGAAACCGTTTCTGTGAGAGAGGCAACCTCTGTTTGGGTTAATCCAAGTTGTTTCGCATTTTTCGCAAAACGTTGATACACTTCAGAAGTAGAGTTAAGGCTTTGATTAGTTTGTATAGCTATATCAAAAACAGATTCGGTCGCGGCTACCATTTGAGCTGTACTTTCAGTTACCAAACGCATACGGTTTTGTAATTCAGTATAACTATCTGCTGCTTTTACAAACTGATTCGCAAACCCAGCAATCCTTGAAAAATTATCAAAACGAAAACTCCATTTTGTTGTGCTATTAATATTTTTAGCGGCTTGTTCAATGTTATTAAGATAATTTGTCGTTCTTTCAGAAAATTGCTTTGCTTTTTGCTGAGCATTTGCAAAATTTACCTGAAACTGTTTAACAAAACGCTGTGTATCCCGACTAGAGCGTTCTAGCGCTTGCTGAAACTTAACTGTTTCAAGACTAAGTTGAATATTTAGATTACCTAATGAGCCTGTCATAATTTTCACCTATAAAAAAAGCCACGCTATTTTGCGTGGCTTTATTCGTTGTAGTAATTACTTAATAATAATGTATTTAACTTTATTGCGTTCTGCTTGTTCTATTCTTTGTTTTTCTTGCTCTTTTTCCCATTTTTTGTTTAAGAAAAATAATGCTATACGTGCAATTATTGCTAATAGCACTAAAACAATAAACAAAACAGCTAAATATTTCCAAATTACTCCTGTAGAAAATCCTAGTGCAACAGTAATAAAAATAAGAGGAAAGATAAAAAAGATTACCACTACACTTTTTATCTCACCAACTAAAAAGCTAAGCATCTCAATTTCTTTTTTGAACATATGTCCCCCTTATTCTTACCTTCAAATCTACCACATCCCCACCGGCAGTCAAGCTATTTCAGCAAAGAAATCAATAAACTTTTTCCTGCTAATTTGATTGCCTCAAAAGATAAATCAATCCCTTTGGTTTTAATGATTTGTTTAATTTTATTCCACGCGGTATCGCTACGGATTTTGTCAAGAAATTCGTGTCCTTGCCACAAATCGGCTGCATCATCTCGTTGGTGCCCGCATAAAGCGGAACAACTCGCCATTCATTCCGTCTTTGTCTTTCAAGTTTCGCAGATCCACTTCAAAGAGTTCGATCATTTCGTTTTGTTCGAGCTTGCTTAACCTCAAGTTTCATTTAGGTGGGAATTTGTTGAGGCATTTTATCTCTCCAATAAAAAAGCCCACTTAAGAAAACCTAAATGGACCGTAACATTTATATAGTTATTACTTATTTTCTGTTTCTGTTACACGTTCAAAATCATCAAAATACTTCATGTCAAAAAGCGATATTGATTCAATTTCTGACACTCTAATCACATTTCGGAAATATTTTAGACTTAATCCATCCTCATCTTCAGAATGAGAAATGTTGTATTTTTGGTATACGGGTAAATAGTTACAATCAAAAATAATGTGTAATTTATCTTTATCTCTATAGCCACTTAAATAAGGAATAATAACAACATTCTCTAAATCAGCAGAAGAAAACTGAGTACCATCCACAATACCGACATAAACTTTCTTTGATTTTAGCGAAACTTTTACGGGAGTTTGAGAATTCATAGCAGAAAAAAGCAAATTAACAATATTATTTGCTCCACCCATCTCTTGATGAATTCGACGAACATCAATTTTTTTCTTATTAAGTTCTGTTTGACAAGCCAAGATAGAACCCATTGCAATCAGAAGACTGTATGCTTTAACCTCTAAAATATCCATTATTAAATATTTTTGCAATTCAAAGGGCTGATAATTGAAACCTAAATAAGTCGGTATATTCAGAAAAAATGAAAAAACATACAAAAACCCCCATATAACTAGAGCGAAAAGGATACCTCTAACAACAAATTTAACGCCGTGAGAACCCAGTAATACATAAGACTCCCAACCAGTACTCCGCTTTAATTTGAAGCGCTCAGGTAGATAATTACTCGAATAATAATACCCGAGAATTAAAATAAGCATAATTACCAATATTGTCACTTAATTTTTTCCACCGTGATTCGTTCAAGCAATTTCATATGCTTCCTAATATTATTTCTAACCTGCTCGTCTTTATAATTTAACGAAATATTACCGTTTTTATGAAATACCAATGCTCCGCTCTCTACCTGTTCAGGGAGAATTTCTGATGGAAACAATCTTACATAGATTTTATCAGCCAAAGCACTGGTTTTTCTTATCATAAAATTATTTGTAAGTTTTTTCATCACGCGCTCCTATAATATCAAAAGCTCATCATTAAGATGAGCCTCCTTGCTATGTAGAGTATGTTAAACTACTTTTAATCGTCATACAATAAAAGTTGTGTGATCTAATTCACAAATCTAATACTAGAAAATTTACTTGCTGAATTTCTTGATATCTGCACTATCCAAGAAATAGCAACTCTAGTTCAATAAGCACACCAAAAGCTGCTTGAGGTTTCCCGCAAGCCGTTGAAGTATGGTTTTTGTTATTTTTACTTTTTCACGATCATTTCGCTGTTCGCGCCGCAATAATGCCCGTCACAATCCGCGCCTAAATCCAATTCATACGCACACCACAACAAGCCGATCATCATTAAAATTTTGAACATCATTTCACCTTTTTGCTGAATTTTGAGTGTAGAAAACCGCCTCACGTTTTCGTGAGGTGAAGCGGTTTATTTTGATTACGTGATTAGAAGTGACCTAATCGCTTCGGTTGTGGTTCATCAAGAAGGCTTAACATTCCTTTGATGAACATAATGCGTTCACTTTTGGCTTGTGCATATCGGCGCGCTTTTTCCAACGCATTAGCGGACGGTTCGTTCAGGTTGTAGAGATAATGCCCACCAATGTGGCGGTCGATGTCTTTGGCAATGTGCGGATATTGTGTGCGCAGCTTTTCGCCCAGTTCGTAGGCTTCGTGGAGCGAGTGATATAAGTTGGCAATGATACGGATGGCTTCTTCGTCTGCTTCGGCTTCAGCAAGGGGTAACGGTTGTTGTTTTGGTTTATTCCAATAATCAAACAACGCCTGATAACATTCTCTTTTGTATGTAATCAAGGTTTCTCTGATTTCAGGTTTCACTCGTTTTACATCAATGCCAAATAGCCAACCGTTGAGATATTGGATTGGAAGGCATAATGTTTGTTGTTCGCCGCTAACTGAGGGTAAGGTTATCATAACCGCACCCTGTGAAAGCACTTCGTCCCGATGGATACGCTGGCGTTGGGCGTGCCAATCTAAACCAATATTTTCACAAATTGGTTTCATTGCAACATAATGAATGTTGTTTTGCTCAAATGTAGTTAGAGTGCGGTTGTAAAATTGGATTGTTTGAAGTTGAGTGTTCATAAGAACTCCTTTGATATTTTACGAAATTTAGATTTCCCAAAGGTATATTCATTATGAATATGCCTTTTGTTGGGTGCCAAGAGGTTCGTAAACCGCCAAAGGAACGGCTGGGATTATTTCCCTTTCGGGTATTTTATTCTCCGCCCTCTCGGCATAGAGTGAAATGTGCGATCCATTCGTGATGAGAAATAGGAGAAACACAAATTTTACGCATAAAAAAACCGCTATGCTGTCGGGTGCGGATTACCGCCTTTGGTTGTAGGTTACGACACCTATGGGGCTAATAGTAATGAAATAAATTTAGATTGTCAAATGAAAAACCCCTACCAATTTTCATTGATAGGGGTTGATTGCTCTAAGGCATAAAAGCTCATCTTTCGATGATGATCGCTCTAAGGCGTTATTCCGAAATTTCTTTTAACGAACCGTTCTTTTTTGCTTGTTGATACGCTTTTTTAAATTTTTGGGCTGCTTGTTTTTTCATTTCGGCAGCGGTCGTTTTCTTCATCATTTTATTCCTCCTTGTAGGATGGGGTTTTTATCACAAAACAATCTCTATGACTGCCTAAATCCGTTATTGGCTTAAAGTTTACCATAAAATCGCTTGGGTTTGCACAAAGTTTTTTATACATTCTGATTAATGAAGGGCGTTCCCCTACAAAAACATAGCAATCTGGCTTAAACCTTAAATAATGCTGATAGACAATTTCCTCAAGTTTTTGTTTTAATTCAGCAATTTGTTTTTTGCCAAATTTATGATCCAACGGTGGTGCATACAAATCATCATTTTCTGTTTCAAGATAATCTTTCACAAGAAATTTAATAGAATATACCTGACGATGATGAATGTATTTTGTTATATTTACGTCATCGTTAAAGAAAAATAACGTTTCATCATCTTTTGAAAAAATGGCTAAATAAGTTACATTTTCAATATTAAATTCGGTATGAATATAAGTGATGTTATTCTCACTTGTTTCGACAAATTGCACTTCTAGTCCTTAAGTTGGGTTGCCAAGAGGTTCGAAAACCGCCAAAGGAACGGTCGGGATTATTCCCCTTTCGGGTGTTTTATTCTCCGCCCTCTCGGCATAGATAGATGTGTACGTTCAATTCGTGAGAAAAGAAAAAAAGAGAAACACAAATTTTACGCATAAAAAACCGCTATGCTTTCGGGTGCGGATTTCCGCTTCTTGTTAAGGCTACGACACCTTAAACAGAATATTAATACTAATTGATTTTGTTGTAAATGATTTTAGATTGTTTTTAGCGTCAATAATAATTCTGAAATTGCTTTTAATAAGTTAGGGCTAATCCATGCCATTGAAAATATAAAAAATAAAATCAATACCACGTAAGCAAATTTTCTTGCTTTATCCGATTTGTCTATCATTTCTAGCATTTTACAAATCCCCTCTATTAGGTTAAAATCTACCTGCATTTATGGTTCTCCATATAATGTTTATATATCAGATTTCAAATAAAAAGCCCGATTGTTCGCATCAGTCGGGCTTTGTTTTTATCTTTAAATAAAAAGCCTGTTAAAAACAGGCTTTGTAATAGATTTAAAAGTTTTTAGTATGTATTCATTATTTGATGAATTTATTGCTTTTCAACTCAGTTATTAGATGATTGATATTCTCTCTAACAGCTCGATTTCTACCTTCAGTTATTCTAATAGTTCCTAAAAAGGCATATGATAATGGCACAGATCCTAAACTATTTATTTCTGTAGAATAAATAGTTTTACCGGTGTTTCTATCTATAAAATCATATTTTGTTATCATATATGTTTTTGACTCTGTGTTCATACCAGGAGAATCAAATTTTAAAACCCTAGCAACTAAAGTTAATTTAGTTGGAGCATCATCTCTAAATATAGCTACTCTAGATAAGGCTTCTTCTAATGCATCTTTAAATGTCATTTTAAATGATTGCTCATATTGATTGCCTGCAATCCCTGTCTGAATGTCACCTTTTTGATCTGCTTTGGTTGCGTTAGAAATTGTAATAGCTTTAATTTCTGCATTTATTTTCTGACTACTATTAACTGGTTCTAAACCATCTTCTGGGACAAAATTAAGATTAGCAGGTGCAGTACAAGCATTTAATGCAAAAATAGAAAAAATTAGACACAATAGTTTTTTCATAATAGCCCCTTATAGTTAATAACAGTAGTTATCATACAAGAAGCAATTATTAACTAAAAGAGAACTAAATCACATTTCTATCGATTAGCTAAAAATGCTTCACTACCATCATCAAAATCTTGGTTATTTTTCATCGTATTTTTGTTTGCAAAAAACGACATAAACTCAGTGAATTTTGGTGATTCTTTTTTAGGGTCGCTATTAATAGCCGCTAACAAGTAAGCAATTTGTGCAGTACGATAATCTTCACGCCATAACCCGAAAGGTTGTTCTTGATAGAATTTTTCATATTCTTGCAAATGCCTTTCGGGCATTGCTTCAATTTCAGTTAAAGTTTTTCCCAATGCAAGCGATAAAGTTAACTGGAACTTTCTTCGCTCGCTGAGTGTTTTGGGCTATCTTCATTTTCTGCTTGATTAAATGCGGATAAAACACTGTCATCTAACTTTAAAATGGACTCTAAATCTTCCCTACTATCAGGATCAAATAAATTATTACCATTTTCGTCACATAATTTAATCGCTAAATTACGAGCTAGACGATATTTGTCCGCAATCGGTTCAAGCTGCTTGGCGAGTACATCTTCATCATTCAGATTCAGCTCAATGCCTTGTGCCATTGCCTGTGCTTTCAGCCAATTTTGATATTCAAACACTTCACGGTTCACATCACCTACAGTAAAAGAACGGATATAGTAGGTATTGCCGTTGAGTTCAAACGGTTTCAATGTGGGTTTAATTGCAAGCAAGGTTGCTTTAGTGCCTTTGTTCATTGTTGATTTCCTTAAAATGTTTATAAAAAACACCGCACTTTTTATCGTGCGGTGAGTTGATTATGCGACTGGTAATAAATAATCCCGTTTGGATTGTTTAATGGTTACGCCCGATTCAAACTTACCTTTGACTTCGCCACTGATATTGGTACTGGTTTGAATAAAGCCTGTGCCATAGAGCGATCCTTGATTGTTTTTGAACACAATCAAATAGGGAAACGTTTCTTTACCGTAGAATTTCTTGCGTAAATCTGCTTGCATTGCGGTAGCTGGCGCCCAGAAGAAAGTCAGTTTTACACTACCAAACTCGATATCCCCGGGTTCAGTTTCTGTTCCCTCACTGCACATTGTGGTCACATCTTCTTCTGTCAGTGTGTCGCCGTCTTTTTCAATGTTTTTGATGGCGCAGAAGTTGGAAGACCAACGCACTTTTTCCAATTGTGCTTGCGCAAAATTGGTCGGTTTATCCTGTGTTGACCAATCAACCTCATCCGCTAAGGTGATCACATCAGTTTGTACCGACTTCACCGGATAATAACCGTCTAATGCGCCTAATCCGCTGATTTTGATACAATCTCCGGCTTTCACACCGTGTCCGGTAGCGGTAATGGTGGCATTGGAGCTAATACTACAAGCAGTAATCGCCTTTTTCGTTTCTAAGCCAATGCCGATATAAAATTTTGTGCCTTGAAAAGGCGTGGTTTGTGTGGCCATTATTCCTCCTGCCCATAAGTAATTTGATATTGTAGGTTCGCTATGTACCAAGTGCGTTTCTGTGCATCTTGTTCATAGTGATACCCTGTTAAATAACATTGTTGTAAACTCTCTAAATCATCATTTTCAAAGGCTTCTGCCAAACATTGAATAATTTGTTCTGCAAGTTCATCAAGTGGTGCTTCACCTTGGGTTGATCGTTGATAAATGGCAATATTTAAGATTGCCTCCCACTCACCACCACATAATCCCGTTGGCTCGCTTTGTGCATCATCAATAAAAACCGCTAGCGTGGTTGGTTCGTTGTCTAAGTCAATAAAGGTGGGGCGTCCTGCCCAAACCTTGATAGTCGGATCTAGAGATTGCAGTAACTCAGCAATTTGCTCTCGGATTGCTTTATGAATCAGCATTTTTTCTCCTTAAGAAAAAACCGCACTTAAGCGGCCTTTCAGTTCTTTCTGTAATTCGGTGGGATAATCTTTGAGGGCTTGTTGGTAAGCTGCGGTCAATGGCTGACGTAGTGGAATTTTCACCACATCAATGGAATAGCGCGCCCGCCCTGCTCTTTGCATCACGTGCGTACGCCCATTAGCAAGGGTTTGGATAAAACCACGTTGTACTGCGTATTTCCCTACCATAATTGCCCCACGCCCTTCCCACACCCGATTCGCTTTGCGCTCTAACAGGCGAATTAGCGGTAGTGGCGATACATTAACGCGCAACTGCGCACGCAGTTTTGTGGCGGTTGCACGTTGATGTTTGCCTTGCCTTGTTCTGCCTTTTAAGGTTTTCACCGGCACACCAATCTCTTTAGCAACAACTCTGGTGGCTTGATTGCGCGCTTTTGTTGCCAAATGATTGATGGTTTTTGCCGCTTGGCGGTTGAGCTGCTTCACCACCTTATTCGCATTTCGTCGGATTAAAGCAAGATCTTGGTCTAACGTCATTATTTACTCCAGTTGCAAAATAATCAGTTGATCCACCAGCTCAAAGGCTTTAACCAAAAACTGCTTATCGCCTTGTTCCGCACTATCGCCCACACATGGACGATAGCCGCTTTCTTTAAACAGTGTTAATGTGCGCTTGGTGCCGTTCACCCGATATTCTTCGTTGTACTGCAACATTCCTTCAAAGCGTTGCGGCACTTCATCGTAAGTGGCAGGATAAATGACACCGTCAATCAGCCAAGGCGACATCATAATATCTGTTATCGCCTTGTCTGCTTGTGCTAAAGCCTGTTCAAACGGGTTAAGCATTGATTTTCACATCAACTTGTTCAGATGATGTGCCTGAGTCAGTCCACGCAATACCAAGGCGTTTGTTACTGGCTGCGGTTTTGGTTGCACCATCTGCATCAGACCAATACAGTACATCGCCTTGTTTGATGTCATCGGCTTGTTTTGCTTTCACTCGCCATACACCACCCACAATTCCTGTGCCAGTTGCTTTGTTTGCCACATCGGTAACGGCAACCGCAATCAGATCTTGTAAGACCACAACATCGCCGCTTTTCACATTTTTTGTGGCGACAAAATCAATGGTGTCGCCGTTTTGAATAAAATTTTTCGCCATAATAAGCTCCTGTTATACTTGTTTAATTGCGTGAATAACATCAGGTAATAACCACATCACGCCCAAAATAAATGCCATAAGTAAGCACGCCCATAAGAAAAAACGCACTGATTTTCTCTCATCTAATAATGTCAGCATTATGTTTACCTCTTTAAAAGATGGCAGTTTGATGTTAAAATTCATTCAATTATTTAATCCTTCCAATTTAAGGCTTAAATAAGAAAACCCCGACTGTGGCAAGCAATCGGGGTTTTCTCGTTTATAGATTATTAACTATTGGTTACACGCACAATACCACGGTGATCCAACACATTTACCCCAGCATCAATGCGCACTTTGGTGGTTACACCGTCCACAGTAAAGCCGGTTTGTTGGTCAATAAACGGCTGTTCAACGCCATTGAGATAAGAGACTTCAATTGCATCTTTATTGAGCAAGTACCAAATTTTCGCATTCTCTGCTTGTAAGCGTTGCGATTTGGTAACCGGTACCACATCTTTTAATGGATTGATAATGCCAGCATTAATATCCGCTCCTTCCACCGAACTTGAACCAAGAATTTGTTTTGCTCGAGTATAAAGCGAGGTTGGTGCAAGCAAGACATCAGGTTCAATGGCAAGTTGTTTACCATCAAAGGATTTTTGTGCATTCATTAATTGGATGGCTTTATCAATGTGAGCCAAATCCATTGCACCACTGGTTACGGTGTTTTTATGTGCAGCATCATAAAGTTTTTTACCGTCATAACTCATTACAGGGTCGCCAAAGAGCTGAGCAAATACTAAATCAGCAATGGTCGCACGTGCCGCTTGTCCAAGTTTATAAGGCACTTGGGTGAGCATATGCATATCATCATTAATGATAAGTTGGCGTGTGAGGCTGAATAATGCACCATAAGTGGCAAGCGAAACGTGCATACCAGTATCACCAAGGGTCACATAAGTATATTCTGCCCCTTCGCGAACTTGAGGCAGGCTTTCAAAGCTACCTAAGCCCACACGATAAGCAGGGCGGAAATCGGTAAGCGTACCTTTATGCGTCCATTGTTCAAAGTTTTCGGTGCTTTCTGCCCAACCTTTTAATACGGATTTGTGTGCAACATCAATCAAAATTTGACCAAAATCAGAAGTGGAATGCGTAAATGCCATTCCCACCATCTGCATTGCATTCATTCCGGCAATACCTACACCACGATCGACCAACGATGCGCGCGCCAATTCACGCAAAGTCATCGAATTATAGGCGTTGTCTTTTTCTGTTTTTTCAAAACCTGCACGCGCAAGCAAAGAGGCTTTCACGCTATCACCGACAATATTGCCGTTGTCAACGTGAATATGATGTTGCGGTACGCTTGGTGTGGTGTTTTCACCGAGTTTTGCCAATAATTTATCTTTCGCTTGTTCTGCGGTAACGGTAATATCACCTAAACATTCCACCAGCAAATCATTAAATTGACCGTTGAATGGGGCAAATACCGCTTTGATTGCCAGATTTCGTTGCGCCATTTGCGCTTGCACTTGTGCGGTATTATCTACCGTTTGCGCTGCCGGCTTGTCGTGCGGTTGAAGTTGTTCTGGGTTTTGTTCTGGTGCCACGTTCTGATTTTTTGTGTTGCCTTGTGGCTTCAACAACATATTTTTGATTTCATTAGGCATATTAGTAAAATCCTCTATTTTTTTCGATTGAATGGAAGCCATCGCCACAAGGGGATCGGCCAGTTTGTCAGCGAAACCCAGCTCAACGCATTCTTTGCCGGTAAGCCAAGTTTCCACAGCGAGCATTGCCGCTAATTCATCTTCAGATTTGCCGGTTTTTGTGGTGTACGCCATCAATAACGTACTTTCCACTTTATCCAATAAATCCGCATATTTACGCAGTTCTTCCGCATCACCGCCTTGAATGCCCCAAGGCTTATGGATCATTAGCATTGCGTTTTCAGGCATAATGACTTCATCGCCTGCCATTGCGATAACAGAAGCCATAGATGCAGCAAGACCGTCGATATAGACGGTCTTATTTGCGGGGTGATTCTTCAGCAAGTTATAAATGGCAATGCCATCAAACACATCACCGCCGGGCGAATGAATATGGAGATTAATTTGCCGCACGTTACCAATTTCTTTTAACTCATTGGCAAATTGCTGCGCTGAAACGCCCCAAAATCCAATTTCATCATAAATAAAAACCTCCGCACTTTGATTGGCGGAGGCTTTAATGGAGTACCAGCTTTTCATTAAAATGACCTATTTTGTCCAAAATTGATATAAATAAACCCCTATCGGTATCCCTAACATTCCAACTGCAATATTGCCCCAGTCATAATTAAATAATATTTCCTTTGCATAACATAAAATTAACAATGATAAAATCATATGGATGATTATCATCATTAAATACGACAACAAAAATCGGAGCAGCCATTTGCTTTTTTGACTTCGCTGAAATCGGTGTTTAACAAATGCAACTCCACCGACTAAAACACTCCAGGAAATAATTGAAAGCAAAATACTTTGTCCCGAGAAAGGAAGAAAAAGATAATGGGTAAATAGATAAAAATAAAAACAGAATGAGAGAAATATCCATACAAAGGCAAACATAAAATATCCTACTGTTTGAGGTTCAGGTAATCCGTTTGGCTAATTTCAACTGAAACAGGTTCAGTCCATTTGCCATTAATATCATAGCTATCACCATCTGGATTCCATTCCCCTGGAATTAAGTTGAAAGTATCATAAGGATCAGTAAATTTATCATAGAATTTATAACTAATCTCACCCTTTAGATAAAATTTACCATTTTCACTTACTGCATTCCCTGAGAATTGACCTTCAATAATTGCTCCGCCAATTGCCCATAAAGGATTATTAATAGCTAACGCTCCTACATTCTGACGAAAAGAATAGGTATTACGAAAAGATTTCCTGTTATTTTTGATGATCTGTTGAATAAAATCCCCTTGAACACTGTGACCATTTTGTTTCCCAAGTTGATTTGGTGTTTTTACCAAAGACTTAACTTTTTCAAATAGCCCTAACTGTTGCAAAGTTACCGCATTTCCTTTTCCTGACCAATAATGCTTCATCATATCAAAGGAAGTGACCGGTTCATTTCTGTCTAGTAAAAGAATATTATTGGTTTTTTGCAGATGTCTCTCTAATTCAATCTCTAATTTAGAATGTAATTTTCGAGAATACCGAGATAATTCTGATAAGCAGTCATTTAATAGAATAAGTTCGTCAATAAATTCCTGCTTACTGTTTATCTCCTCTATTTTGTATTTTGAAACATAATGTAGCCATAACCTAGCACTCCCTGTTATAGAAAGAATTAAATCCCAATCTTTAGGATGTACCTTTGTTAATCCAAAACGAGGTTTATTATCATTTTCTGCTTTTTGTGCAATTTGCTCTTTTTCTAAATAAGTATTTCTTAAATCATTTAATCTATTCTGATAATTAAATATCAAAACTCTAAGTGACTTAACTTTTTCAAGCTCTTCTTTTGTCATCCACTCAGCATAAAATTTAGCTAATTTATCTAGATCATCTAAAACAACATAAGCACTTGTAAAGCTGATAGTGTTAGATTCAATCTCTTTCAATTTTTTATCTACATCATAGGCAGTATTTTTTAACCCTGAGTAGCTAATAATTTTTCTGCTATCGTAGGCAATCCGACGAGAAAAATAATAATAATTTTGTCTTTGAATTTCCGTTATTGGATCTATCGTCGGAAACGCAACAGGATTAACCGGAATAATTGGATCAGGTTCAGGTATTACAATAATCGGATCTAACATATCTTCATTAGTGTTCATAAAATGCTCCTTTAATATTAATATTTAACTTTCTTCATTATCTGTATTGCTCATTTTTTTATCGTGCTTTTGTCCCTCCTTACAATTCGTCAAATCGGTATCAAATTTAAGCCCTGCTTGTTTATTTTCTTGCACTTCAACAATCCGCTGGCGTTTCACTTCTGCTGGGTTATTGCCGCTAGCACGGATAGCTTGGCTTTCTGTGGCAAGTCCGCCCTTGATCCGTTCTTTCCACGCATTCGCTTCTTTAATTGGATCAATCCACGGCATTACTGGGCCAGAATAAACCGCATTAAAGAGTGAATCGGGATCGACATCAGAGGGAACTTGAATGGCTTGTGTCGCGATGGCCATCTTGAGCCACTCTCGGTAAATCGGACGAGAGATTGCTGCTACAAAGGTATCTTGCAACACCGCATAGCCTTCAAAACTTTCGACCAATTCTTGCCGTTGCGCGGAATAGGTGCCGTTATAATCTCGGGCAATACTGGAATAACTGGAACGTGTGCCAGCCGCGGTGGCACGTAATTGCCCGTTGCGGAAACTCTCTAAATTAGTGTTCGGACGATTTGAATTAATTAAGCCAATATCTTCACCTGGTTTTAGATCATCTATGACCGCACCGGGAGCGATGTCAAATAACCGTTCTCCGCTCTCGCTGGTGTCTTCCGTGTCATAAAGCTGTGCATCGCCTTTTTTAATATACAGCGTCATTGCAGCGGCAATACGCGCAGCAACGCGTTCGCTTTCTTCATACTCTTTCAAATCAGCAAGGCGTACAATCACACCGTGCAACATACTGACACCACGGATTTGATGTAATCGCTTACGAAAAGCCAAGTGCAACATATTTTCTGCCGAGACGGTTTTGACTTTGTCGTAAAATTTCCCTGACTCTTGCGGATTATCTAAGTAAACTTGATAACCAGTGGGCTTACGCCACGCATTGAGATACACCCCCTGTAGCAAATTTTCTTTTGCCACATCAGTATTCATTGGCACAAAGTCAGGTTCCAATGCCTCCAAGGAAAAAGGAATATTAGAGGCGTGAACCAAGCCCTGTACTTTTCCTTTCACCAACTGAACGAACACCTCGCCATCACGCAACCACGTGCGTAATAACATTCTTTCCAGTGCAGGGCGTGTATAAAGCCCAGTAACTTCAGGCTTAATAGACCATTCCGCCCATAATTTACGGATTTGTTCCGCAAGTCCTTTGTGGACATCACCATTTTTCATTAGGGGTTGCGGTTCAATATGAATACCTTTTGAGCCAATTACCCGTTCTTCGAGTTTATCCAAAATGCCGATCACAATATCGTGATTTTGGTCTAACGCCCGAGCTTGCTCACGTAAACTCACCGCACTTTGTCGCACATTAACGTTTGCACCTTGCCCATCTCGATTAGCCTTATGGGTTCGGCTGGGCAATGCAGCTTCATAGGTATTAAGCACATAACGGCTTTTAGAGCGTTTTGCCGCCCATTGCGGCGAAAGTGCGGCAATGGTTTTTTCGAGGATATTCATCACATCTCCCTCTTTATTAGTTTCCTAATGCAAGAATAATATCCGGCATTCTCCACACCAAAAAGCACAGCACAATGGTCACAAGAACGGCGACAAATCGCCACGCAGTCAGTTTTTCTGTCATCATGAGTATCCCCTTGATTATCTCAAATAGATTTTCTATACTTCCCATCAATAAGTTACTCCTTCGTTGCTAAACTTAGATAAGGGGTAAAGAAAACCCCGAAAGTTCGCACCTTTCGGGGTTTATTTTTTAGCGAAATCTTGCGTATTTTATGCGATGTTTTTTTACTTTCTGCCCACTTTGCGCCAGCATTTCATCTAACATTGTTTGATACCGATCACGCTGTTTACTCAGTTCATTAATTTGCCAAGAAACGGCACGCCCGTTAAAACTCACTTGGCTTTGTGCGCTTTCAATTTTTTCATCAAGTAAACGGATTTTTTGTTTTAGTTCATCAATGGTATACAGGCTCATATTTTCCCCAATAAAAAACCCGACCATTCCTGATCGGGTTGTGTTGTGACTTCAATCAATTTTTGCCTAAATCATTTGTAAGCCAACGCTTTAATTTCTTTATGATGTGCTTTTATCACACGCTTAACAGCTGATAACGCCACTCGCTTTCCAGCCTCCCCTTTTAACTCCATTTTGATTGGTTTTGTATTCTGAGACATTGTCATCCTCTAAATAGAAAATAGTTATTTAGAGATCTTAAGTTGAGCTGCCCCATCTTGTCAAATGTTCCAAATTTTCTATTATTTCCTTTTTGTTACAACCACCCTCTTCTTCGATAAGGTTTTCCTGTCAGCCAACTTGCATTTTCTTTCGTTGCATTGGCTTTGGTGGGTAATTCTTGTGTTTTTTCTACCGCACTTTCTTCAATGTGATGTGCGGTGGAATTTCTTAAAATATTGGGGTTAATGTCGGGCAATTTTGCCCAATCCGGCACTTGCTTTTCGTCACCCCATTTAATTCGTTCATAGCCACGTAAAATCGCAATAGCGTGGGCGTAACAAAATAAGTCAAAGGCTTCGTTGTTGCCTTTACCCGGTTTACGCCATTTTCCGTCTGGCCCACGTTCTTCGTAAACTAATTCATCAAAAAACCATTCACCTAACCAGCGCGGAAAGTGAATGTAATTTGCGCCTTCCGTTTGGCGAGCAAGGGCGTTATTAATGCGATCTTTGAGATAATCGGTTTGCAATAAATACAACGGCACATCACCGCGCGCGGATGAGTGGCGATCTGAACGTGTTGTATTATCGGGATAGGTTTTGGTAATGAGTTTTTGCCGTTTAGTGCTATCTCCTTTAACGAGATACACTTTTTTACTTAGCCCTTCACGTCGACATTGTCGCCAAAATTTATAGGCATTGTCCGTTACGCCCTCTTCCCCACCACTATCCACCGCCATTGCCAAAATGGGCATAAAATGTTCTGGATTGTTAGCAAGAGGGTACTGTTTTTTTAATACATCAGTAATAAGAATGTACCAATCATCGGGCAATCTTGGATCAATCGGTTCAATCACACCGTCAGCATCGGGCAAGGTGTGCGAAATGTTATAACGGTCAATTAACCAACGTTCGCCATTTTCACCATAGCCAACAATTTGCACCACAAAACGGCGGTTGCGTCCGCCTTGAACATCCACTGCTGCAATAAGAAAACGGCATTGTGCTGGGATTGTCTTATTATCCTTGTCTGCCTCTTCACGGCGCTCCATTAGTTCGTCAGCACGCCGTTGTTCCAGCGCAGAGCGTGGTAAGTAAGGTAAACCCCAGTCAGTGTTGATCACTGCTTTTAAGGTTTCTTCACTCCCTGTTAATTCGTACTCTTGTTCGGCATTTAAGAGCTTATAGGTTAGCTGTGCCCACGTTTGATACGCAGCAGCTGGTCCTTCAAGCCAAAAAGAGGCAATACGTGATTTACGCCCTTCACCGTGAATGTTGCCTTGTTTGTCAATGCGTTGCCCTTCTTTTAGCCATACACCACGAATATTCAGATCTCGCTTCATTTCGGGGGAGATCAAATGTTGGCAATGTGGACATTGTAAGCGGGCATTTTCACTGGCTTTAACAAAATCCTCGTTATCACGAAAGCCCACCATATTCGCCATTGAGGGCTCAAAATACGCTTCGCATTCAGGGCATTGCCAATAAAACCGACGGCGGTCACCTCGATTGTACAGACTTAAAATACCGGTGGTCGGTGGCGCTTCGTGCGTTGATTTAGGTTGATGTTTTATATCAACAATGTCTTTGCCTGGTGAGCTTTCCACTAAGGTCATTCCTGCAGACATAAAGGTTGTGGTTCGCTTGCTCGCAAGAGAGAAACCATCACCTTCACCATCAATATCTTCTGGCCAACGGTCGTAATCCGTTAAAGCCACATACTTGTAATCCGATGAAGATAATACATTGATTGATGGCCAGCCAATTTTGAGCAAATTCCCAGCACGAAAATATTTATCGTGCACGTTGTTGTCGTTTTTGCGCGGACTAAGCCGTTTCGCAATTTCAGGTGAACAACGGAATGTACGATCTAGTCTTTTTCGACTGTGTTCGCTTGCCTTTTCTTGGGTAAGTTGTACGAGTAAAAAATCAGACGGATCACAAATAATTGAATAACTTATCCAACCATCAATCAAGCCAATGGTTTTGCCTGTTCGCGCAGGGCCTACAAAAATCACCGCATCATATTCACGAGAGCTTAGGCAGTCCATTGGTTCTAGGATATAAGCAGCGGTATGTTTATCCCATTTTACGGAGTTTCCGCCACCAATTGGTACGCGCATATATTCTGCCACTGCTTCGGAAACTTTCATTCGTCTCGGAGCTTTTATTGCGTTGGCAATATCTCGGCGAATGTCTTTTGCTGATGCAAACATTACTCTTCCTTATGTTCAGTCTCTTGAATATGCAATGCCATTTGATCTCGAATGTCATCAATCACTTGTTGCACTCGCATAAGCGCATTAGGTTGCAATCCGGCATCACGTTCTAAAATATCGGGCAAGGTTTCAAGCTGTTGTACCACCGCTTTCGCCAAGATACTCATTTCTTGAGCCACTTCATAAGCAGGGATCAGCTCGCCAGTTTCTCGCTCATATTTCAGCCGTTCGTTCTCTGCTTGCCAAAATGCACGTCTATCATTCGGTGACATTGCATCGACATCTGCCGTCATCTTTTCTTGCAACCCCAACCGTATCAAATCCGCAAGGGGATAGAGCTTTAATTTGCTATTGCTTCCTGCACTTGGGGTTAAAGCCGCAACGCGTTGAGATACCGTCTGGCGGTGCATTCCCGTGATTTCGGCGATCTGATTAATATTCAATTTAAGATCAAATAAATTTTCCATAATCACAAAAATCCAAAAAACGAAATGCTTAATAAATGTTCAAGAAACTTAAAAGATGATGATGCCTAGAAATGCAAAAAACTGCCGAAAACCGCGAGCCCGCAACCCCGTGGAAAGCCCCACCCCGCTGGGAGTACCTTTTAATGTTGAGCGTGTTCAGTTTGCCACTCTCTAATCCTATCTATTCGATTTAAACAAACATCACGTTCACGCTTGAGTATCACCGCATACTGCGCGACATCACCATAGCTTTGCCCTTTGAAATGCGTTTTATCAAGATAAGTTAAATACGCAGGCGGAACAGGCGAACAAGCACATTGAACAGGCTCACTGCTGCAAGAACTCAATAACAGACTGAGGAGCGTTGTGCCGATAACAATCACTGTTTTTTTCGACTGTCGATATATTTTTAATAATCTCATCTGATTGACTCCTTGCCTCTGACTCTTGCTTACTCAATTCCAATGCTAATTGTTGATTGATTAGAGCATCCGTTTTTAACCGCTCAATCGTGCTGCTTTGCATTGCTATCGTGTTTGATTGCTTAGCCATCTCGGCTTTTAAAGATTTAATAAAATAGTATTGATAGACGACACTGACAAATAACAACGCCATACTCGCTATCACAAATAACCCTTTATTTGTTGTGAACATCTCTCACCTGTCTGGGTATGCTTTGCGACTTAACTGAAAGTGAGGGCCATCATAAAACGAACGCCAATCACCGCCCCACTCAACATCAATATTCAAACGCTTACCGATAGATTTGATTAATTCGGCTAACGTTTTAAATTTAGCTTTGTTGTTCCAGTCGATAACCGTTTTGCCGTTTTCAACTGTGATTGGCGCTAAATCAACAGCGTGGCCAGTTAAATGACGACTATTCATTGTTTTGCTTGCACCACTCTTCACTAATTCAGCCTGTCTTGCTTTACTACGTTTCCCTTCAATAACCATAAAATCAAATTCTGATTCCGTAATCGCTGTACGCACCACCTTAACCAAATCAGGATGTACGCCGACAAGCCTCATTTCGCTTGTTGTTGAAAATTTAAACTTACTCATCTTTGCTCACCTTTTTAGTAATAAATTTAAATAAAAACTCTCTTATCTTTTCCGCACCGATAAAACCAATCATTCCGCCGATAAAGGTTGATAAATTTTCGTGCAAGCCAAAATGATTTAATAACGACATACACGAGAGTGTTAATGCTCCACATATCGCTCCATCTAATATACGTTGACGATATGAACTTTTTTGTTGCAAAAACCAAGCCCGTAACATAGACATAAAAAAAGCCATCACAAATCCTGTGATGGCATTGTAATTTTGCTGAATATACGCCCAAACAATGAGCCATACATTCGGATCTTTTTCAGGCATTTTCATTCCTCAGCCTCCTTGTTTGAGGCAATAAAAAACCCCGACCGTTTCCGATCAGGGCTGACAAAAACATTTTAACTTACGACTTTTTTAAAAACAAAAAAGCCCGACATTTCTATCGAGCTTTATTTAAGATGTAAAAATCTCACCATAATTTATTTTATACAACTTTTGTCTAGACAAATCAACAGTTTTTTTAAACTATTGCATAATTAAATGGTTCTATATGATTTACTCTTTTTTGTTTTAACTCCCATAAATCATAATCGGTTTGTAATGCAAGCCATAATCTAGCTGTACTAATGCCTGCCTCCTCGAGTGCAATAGCTAAATTCGCTGTCATTGCAGTTTTACCATGTAAAACTCTAGAAAGTGTTTCTCTTGAAAATCCAAGATGAGTAGCAAGGTCATTAATTTTTATGTTATTTGGCTCAATAAACCCATCTAATAAGACTTCACCTGGATGTGCTGGTTTACGCATAATTATTCACCTCACTAATGATAATCTTCATAATTTAAAATATACGCATCACCATTAATAAATTCAAAAGTAATGCGATAATTGCCTGATACTGTCATTGAATATATTCCTTTTCTATCCCCTTTTAATTCGTGGCATTGATAAAACTGAATGAAATCATCAACAATAACAGAACGATCTATAAGAGATAAAATACCATTAATTTTACGTATATGATCTGCTCGCAATCCTTTAGTTATTCCCTTTTCAAAGAATTGCTTCAATCCTTTATGCTTAAAACTCTTAATCATATTTTACCTCTTCATATTGTGATATAATCATATCACAATAAAAGAAAAAAGCAATCACGCAAGAAAGATACACTCATCTTTTGTAAGCATTAATTTTAATGACGTTTCCGCTATTTTCATCTGATTAAAATATTGTGCTTTGCTTATATTAAATAACTCTAATATCCCGTATCTCACAGGAACACGATCGCTGTCATATTCCGTATAAAGCGGCAAACGATAAGCATAAGTCGCCATAAATAACTCATACAAATCCGGCGTAACCTTACGCATCACTAAAAGGCACTCCTCAATTTTTAACGCCAAATCCTCACTAATCGGCAACACTCTTCGCCCACTCTCATCAGGCGGAAGCGGAATACTAATGGATAAACTAGGGTATTCAGTACCCAAACGAGGCGTTGCCCAATACCCCCACTGAATAAATACTCTACGGATATTATTAAAAACCAATTCCATTATTCACCTCGTTTTCTTTGCATTAATCTCACTTTCTTATTAAAGATTCTCTTAATCCGCCGTAAATCATCATCACTATAATGCCTTGAGCGTTGGTCGCTCTCGATAGCTTGCACTTTCTCAAGTCCCAAACGCGCAATCAACCCTACGCGATATTCGTGATAATTTCCACCCAACCAGCGATTACAGCGTTTGCACTGCCCTTGAATATTAAGCGTATAAAACCGCAAGTGTGGTGCTGCGCCACGGCTACGATAATGCCCAGCATCAAATCCACCACCGAGCTTTTCACTGATTAATGGCGTTCCGCACGAAATACATTCTTTATTTTCATCACGAACACGAATATATCTATTAACTGCTTCTTGAGCTTCTTTAATTAATTGCCCTTTAGTTTTATTTTCCTCTTTTAATGCAGATAATCGCTTTTTACTTTCTGCCCTTGCTTGTTTATCTAGTTTTTCACGTTTCTTGCGTGATTGCTCTGCCGACCATTTCACCGCACATTCCACGCTACACACCTGCTGCGTAGCCTTCTGTTTGATATAAGGTTGTTTGCAGATTTTGCACTTTCCACTTAACCTTTTTTGCATTACTATCTAAAACCTCTTGATTTGTGTGTATGCTTGTGTATAATCAATCTCGATTAAGACGACAAGGAGGAAGCATGCACTCACGCGACTTAATCAAGGAACTTAAAAATGCAGGTTGCACGTTTGTTCGGCACGGTAAAGGTGATCACCAAATTTGGCAGTCGCCAATTACAGGGAAAACATTTCCCGTACCGCACCCCAAGCAACACGTTCCAATCGGCACATTAAGATCCATCAAAAAATCGGCAGGGCTTTTATAGCTCTGCCGAGCTAACCCACAAGGAGCAACTATGTTATTTACTATCGGCATTGAAACCCCTGATAACGAAAATGAAGCTTACGGCATTGCCGTGCCAGTATTATTTACAGATAAATACGCTTGCATTAGTGCAGCAGATACCCTTGAAGAAATTCCCGTTCAAGCAACGGACGCCATTCATTCCATCTTAGAAATGATGTTTGAAGACGGCACCAACATCAGCGAGCTTCAAGATAAAGGCTATAAGTATTACAAAACCTTAGAAGACTTTAACTACTGCGATACTTGGCTACTACTTGATGTGGATATTTCCGCTTATCAAGGCAAACGCCATCGTATTAATATCAGCTTGCCCGAATATCTCATCAAACGTATTGATAGCCGCGTAGCAAGCAACCCAATTTATAAAGATCGTAGCCATTTTTTAGCCATTGCTTCACAAAAAGAGCTACGAGAATAATCCCCTTACGCTTGACAATCTCCTCGGTCAAGCGTAGGTATTTTTCATAAACGAATAAGAGACGAAAACGATGACATCTGAACAAATTTATCAATTTTTACCACCGAATTTACGCTCATTCTTCCTCATTGAAAGCTCTCTCACCTCCAATGCTTCACCTGTCCAACAATCTATTCAAGCCTTTGCCGAAGCAGTACGCTTACTTTTTTCGGTAGCATCACCAACCAAAGTGGTAACGGTTGTCTTTGCAGGACGTGAAGTCACAATCGAAATATCTGCAGCAGAATTTACTCATAAATTAATCCCGCCAACACTCCATCTCACGCTCAACCATCACACAATTTACCTTGATGTTGTCAGTGCCATTCAATATAACTATGAAGAACAAGTCGCTTGCTATTTAGAAGAACTTGTCCACGCTTTTATGAATACATCTGACGAAATGCTTACTCACAAAATTGTCGAGCTGCTTTATCCTAAAGTGACATTTAACGGCATCACTTTTCAGAAACTTGTAAATGATTTGCCATAATTATATTGGCGGCGATAGGGCTTTCTAATTCCTGATACCGCTTCTGCAACACCACAAATAATGCTTTTAGCAAATGATCGGGCACAACTTCATCATTAAATTTAATTTCATCGCCTAGCGTAATATTCATTTTTACTCCTTGCTAAATAGACAAAAACAAGTTAGGATTTATTTAAAAGGTCTCAAAAGCCTACCAAAAACGGTAATTCACCCCGTTAGCGTGATTTTTTTGTATCTGGGTTTCTCCTATCTCTTATACCTGATACAAAAACAACAACTTAAATCAATGTTCGACAGTGCGACGAATACAATACCGTAAGGGAATAAGTCCGCCTGATTTTTGGCAGGTTTTGAGCTGTCGAACGCCCTAATAAGTTAGGGATTTCTCTCAAAATTAAACATCATCATTGCCCCTAATCTTGACAGTTTCATTATTCCCGAGTAAGATTCATTTCAAAGGTGCTTCAAAACGCCTTTTAAAATACCTACAACCGTTTTTCACTGCGTCAATGTGATTTTTTTGTATCTGAAATTTGGTGTTTCTCCTTTTCTCAACCAAACTCAATACAAACAATAAACTCAATCTATGGATAGGGTGGTGAGGAAATAACCAATACCCACGCCGTCGTTGTAGCGGTTTTGAACACCCTATCCGCCCATTCTCTTCAAAAGGAATTACAACAATGAAAAATTTAACCATTCTCAACACATCTATTCGCACTTTAGATAACCTTTATTCTTTAAATGATCTTCATGTTGCCAGCGGTAATGATCCAAAAAATAAACCTGCTAATTTCGTCCGTCTTGAAACAACTCAAGCTCTAGTAAATGAACTAAAAAATGAAACCTGCTCAGATCTGAGAAGCTCTGTTTTAGTTGTTAAAAACGGTGTTGGCACATACGCCTGCCAAGAACTCGTTATCGCCTACGCCGCTTGGATAAGTGCAGCTTTTCATCTCAAAGTTATTCGTGCATTTATGGCACTTAACGGCATTGGCATCCACACCCAGCAAATCGCTTTGCCTGAGCCAGAAAAAACATTCTCCACCGAACTCACCGAATATGAACTACAAACCCTTGTCTGGTTATGGATTGCGATGTCTGAACAACAACAGCTAATCAAACACCTTAACCCAGCCTTACAACAACTCGGCTCTTCATTTGCACCTAAAGCACATTCACTTGTAGCGGAATTTAGTCCTGTTTTGGCAGACGCCAACCAACTCCTAAACAAACTCACTCAAGAAATCGCCTTTGAGCCACACAAAGATAACAACTGGACTCGCAGCCTACCAAGGCTAAGACAATTTGCGGATAAACAAAAACGACCACAACTCCGCAACAATTTTTAACCCTAATCCAACCGCACTTCGGTGCGGTTTTTAATAGCCGTAAAACCCTTGCTTGTTGCTAAATCTCACGCCTTGCTCCGCTGCCCAAGCTTCAACATAATCAATTAGACTCGCTAACCGCTTCACACCCATTTGTGCCGTGCTTTCGCGTAAATTCACCACTTCCCCTTCAAAGCCAATCGCCATCTCCGCTTGCCCACCAGTGGCAATTTTATGACCGCTCACAAAAAGCATTTTCCACGTTTCCAATGTTTGCTTTTTGCCGTTAAAGGTGCATTGCTTGGCAATATCGCCAAGCATTGCGTGAAATTTTGCATTCTGTGCTAACGTGCGTGTTAAGGGCTTTATTTCCACCACGACGGGATTTTGTTCATCTAAAGTAAGGGAATGGATTACCCCAATGGCATTCGCTTGTATGCGTCTGTTACGCAAGAAAAAACGTTGCTTATTTTCCATACCAACCACACATCTTCACAAAATCCAAACTTACCTGTCTTATCACAAAATCCTGCATTGTCGGGTCAAACACGGCAATCATTGAGCCTTTGTTATTCCCCTTCACTTCTTCGCCAGTCAACGGATGAAGAAAACTAATGCGCCCACCGACAATATCAATCACCTCAGTCGCGTTCTGCTGAATCACCTGATACCACTTTGTCGATTTATCTGCCGGCAATAACATCACCACCAAAAAGCCCTGAGCCTTAAGCTCTGCCGCTCGTTTCACAAACGGCAACGGGTTGCTATAAGGCGGATTAACGAAAATCGTAAAATGAGGAAATTCTAAAACCTCAATTAAATCTAACGGATCGAACGTTAAAAAATCCTCCACAATGCCATCTTTGCCGATATAGTGATAACTCAAGTTGTTTTCTTCGGTCGCACAGCCGTCAATATCAAACTTAAAACGGCTATTTAGCCAATTAAACACGTATTTCGGCGTTCTGTAACAGTCTTTATCAAACTCCATCATTTCTCCTAAAACTGTAATTCTGGACGGCTAAAAAAACGTGCTACCGCTTGCGGATTGTGCGGTTTAACCGTGCTTTCTTCCGGTAACGTGATCACACGTTTTGGCAAAGGTCCGCCACTTGTCAACCGTTTTGCCATCTTGTCTAACGCCGTTTTCATCGCCTTTAACTCTTCCGCTTCGCTGTAACCACTACGGATGGATTTATTCGCCAGATCAGTAATCAA